GACTTTCATGTTAGTACATTTAGACCTGCTTTGTATGTTAAGGAATATATAGAAAAAATATTTGAAGGAACTAACTATTCATTGGATTGTGATTTCTTTAATACTGATTTTTTTAAAACATTAATCATACCAAACAATAGTCAGGGAATACAAGGTACGAATGACAGGTTTATATTAGCAACAATAGATGCAACTAAAACAATTTTAAATAGTAATACACCAACGGCTAGAAATGCGGATTTGTCTTTTGATACTACAACTTTACTTAATTTTACAGAGAATTTGGCTAAAAGTCAATTTACATATACTGATGGTACTAAATCAATTAGAGCCTTAGCAACAATAACAGGTGTATATCAAACGGATGCGGCATCTAGTATTACTGCAACATTATCAATTAATGGAGTAGCGGTGCAAACATTAACACAAAATACTTTTTCTGCAAATAATCCATTTACTTTTGCATTTGATTATACAGGCGAGATAGTTAATACTAATGTAGTTAAAATAAATATCAGCGTTCCTGCTACTGCAAATACTTATATTGTAAATGTGTCAAGTGCTAACTTTACTTTTACTCAATTAGCCGCACAATTAACTAGTGTTGCCTATAATGGTACTGTATCAATGAATGCAAACCTGCCAAAAGGTATATTCCAAAAGGATTTCTTTTTGTCAGTATGTAAAATGTTTAACTTATATGTTTATCAAGATAACATTAATGATAAGCAAATTAACATAAAACCTTACATTGATTTTTACGATAACACAGGTGCAAACGCATTAGATTGGTCGCAAAAGATAGATACAGGTAGTGCTATGTCTATAAAACCAATGAGTCAATTAAACGCTAGATATTATTCTTATAAATATACTCCTGATAATGATTATTACAATGAGAACTATCAAAAGAAATATGGTCAAACCTATGGCGATTATTTATATGATTCCGAGTTTGATTTCGTAAAAGATACTGCATCAAGTCAAATTATTTTTGCACCTTCAGTATTGAAGCTACATACAGGACAGGATAAATACCATACTGATATTTATAAATTATCAAATAATAATACGCAGGAGGACCCTATGGATAGTATTATTCGTATTTTGATAGCTAAGAAAATAACAGGAGTTACACAATGGAAGATACAACAAGATGGTGGAGGAACATTAGCAACTATAACTGATTATGGTTATGCAGGACACTTAGATAATCCTGCTAATCCTACTATTGATATTAACTTCGGTGTACCTAAGGAATTGCAGTTCCCTGCTTCTACTTATCCAACTAATAATTTATTCAATACTTATCACTTACCATATTTACAGGAAATTAGTGATATGGAAAGTAAGTTACTAACTTGTAGGGTATATTTAACTCCATTAGATATTTATCAATTAGATTTTAGCAAATATATATGGATAAACGGAGTACTATTTAGGTTGAATAAGATAGAATCATATAGTCCAACTGATTATAGAACAACACAAATTAATTTATTAAAAGTAATAAATACTGACTAATGGCAAATGAGAATGAAGTAATCATTACGATGCGAACCGAGAATGATGAAGCAAATAAACAGATAGATGATACCAATAAGAAACTCGGTGAAACCAATGATAAGAATAAGAAGCGTCAGGAAGATGAAAAAACGTTAAAACAATTATACAAGGAATCAGTAGTTGAACTTGCTAAAGTAATTGAAAAATACGGAGAAGCATCTAAGGAAGCGGCAGAGGCAGGTAAAAAAACTGCGGAGTTAGCTGATAAGATTGACTTTGTAAACAAAGCGGCTAAGGCTTTCAACCCTGATGAGAAATTTAAGGCAGTAGCAGGTGCATTGACAGGTGTAGCAGGAGGATTTTCTGCGGTACAGGGTGTAATGGCTTTATTTGGAACTGAAAATAAAAAGGTTGAGGAAGCGTTATTGAAAGTTAATGCGGCTATGGCATTGACCTCAGGCTTAAACGCTATTGGAGATAGTGTAGATAGTTTTAAGTTATTAAATCTGCAAATACAAAATAGTACAACTTTTCAAACTGCAAACAATTTAGTTACTAAAGCGGCTAATACTATTCAACAAGCGTTCAATATGACCTTGGCTGAAACAAGTACAGGCTTTAAGGTATTGAAAGGTGCTATCATTGCAACAGGTATAGGTGCATTAGTTACATTACTTGGTACTGTTATCGCTAACTTTGATGATATCAAGAAATGGATAATGGATAGTCCATTAGGTAGTTTAGCAAAAGGTGTAGGAGAATTAGTTGAGAAATTTACTGATTTTGTAGGCATAACTAGCGAGGCACAAAGAAACTTAGATAAAGTTGCAAAGGCTACTGAAAGAGGTAACGAGGATATTGCTAATAGAATAAAAATATTACAAGCACAAGGAGGAAAAGAAAAAGAGATACATGAACTTAAACTTCAGCAAACTGAAAATGAGTTAAGTAAACTTAGATTAGCCTTAAAAACTAAGGGTGAATTATCTGATGAGGAAGAAAAAAAGTTTAGAGATTTAAAAACTGCACAGGCAGTTGAAAATGCAAGTTATAACAAAAAGGTTGCAGATGATGATAAGAAAGCTAACGATAAAAAGGTTGAAGAACAAAAGAAAACCAATGATAAGGTAGCGGCTCAAAATAAAAAAACACAGGAAGAAATTGCGGCTGATAATAAAAAGGCAGATGAAATGCTTTTAGATATGCAGAACGAAACTAAAACTGCGTACCTAAAAACTGAAGAAGAAAAAGCCTTTGAAAAATTAAAGATAGATAAGGATGCTAAGGATAAGGAAATTGAGGAGTTAAAAATTAGTGAGGCTAAAAAAACTGCACTAAAATTAGCAAATGAAGCAGAATATGAGGCAAAAAGAAAAGAAATAGATGATGAAACAAAGGCAAAAAGAAAGGAAAAGGATGATGAGTTTGAGAAAGAACTAGCAGATTTACTTTCTGAAACTAGAATAGCTAAGTTAAAGGAAGGCAAGGAAAAGGAATTAGGAACATTAGATGAAGAACTAGTAAAAGCGACTAAATTAGTTTTAGATAATGCTGATTATACCGAAACTCAAAAAACTTTATTAGTTACTGCATTAAAAGAAAAGCATGGTGCTGAGGTAACCGCTATAACTGCAAAATATGATAAAGAGGCGGCAGTTAAAGAGGCAGATAGATTAAAGGAATTAATAGGTAACGAAACATTAACCTTTAAAGAAAGAAAGAAATATACTGATGATGCCATAAGCCTAAATAAAAAGCAGTATGATGAAGGCAAAATTACCTTAGATGAGTATACTAAAACCGATAAGGCATTAGGAGAAACTAGAAAGGAATTAGCTAAGAAAGAGGCTGAGGTTAGAAGTGAGCAAATGACTAAGGTTGCCAATACATTAAAAAATGTATCTAAGGCATTAGGCGAACATACTGTTGCAGGTAAGGCTACTGCGATTGCAGCGGCTACTATTGAAACATATCAAGCGGCAGTATCAGCGTTTAAATCATTATCAGGTATTCCTGTTGTTGGTCCTGTTTTAGGTGCGGCGGCGGCTGCGGCGGCTATTGTTGCAGGTATTAAGAATGTTAAAAGCATTATGGCAATACAACCACCACCTGTCCCTGGCGGTGCAAGTGGACCAGGCTTTGTTGATATACCACCACCATCAGGAGGTGCGGCTCCATCAATGCCATCCCCACCTAGCGGAGGAGGTTCTTTACCTTCAATAGACACTACACCTGCTCCTGCACTAACTACAGGTGGAGGCGGTGGAGGTCAAAGTGGTCAAACTGCAGTTCGTGCCTATGTAGTAGAAAGAGATATTACTAGTTCACAAGAACGAGAAAAAGAGATACAAAATAAGGCAAATTTTGAATAAACGATAAACATTAACAATTAAACTATTTAGTATTATGAACTTAGATTTACCTGTATATATGCTTGACATCAATGAGGATTTACAAGATGATGCTCAGGTTGATTTCATAGCTTTAGTAGATAGACCTGCTATACAAAAAAATTGGAATGCTTTTAACAATAAACAAAAGTTTGAGATTGTTAGCGAAGATATGCGTATTATCAGTGGTCCTATTATGTTGGCTGATACTCCTATCTTCCGTAGTGATATTCATTATGGCGATTACTATGTTGCATTTTCTGCAAATACTATACTTAAAATTATGCAGAAGTATTTCCGCAAAGGCTATCAAAGCAATGTAAATATGATGCACAATGGGCAACTAACCTTAGAGGATGTTACCTTATTTGAATCATTTCAAAGTGATGAGAAAAGAGGAATACCTCCAATGAAAGGTTTTGAAGATACTCCTTGGGGTACATGGTTTGGTTCAATGGTTGTAAATAACGAGCAAGTATGGGAGGAGCAGGTTAAGACAGGCAAGTTAAAAGGATTCTCGGTAGAAGGTATGTTTAACTATAAGCCTAAGGAAGTAAATCAAATTTCTGCACTAATAAACGAGGTAAAAAATATTTTATCTCAGGTTAAGTGATAAACAATTAATTTTTTAACTATATAAAGCAAAAAGTATGAACGCACAAGAAGCGATATTAAAAATCAAAGGCTTATTTGAAGAAAATTTAGCCGTTCCTCCTGCAGGTGAACCAACTCCTGAAGTTGAAACTAAGGTTGAGATGAAAGAGTACGACCTAGCAGATGGAAGTAAAGTAGAGATTTCTGAATTAGCAATTGGTGGCGAATGTAAATACCTAGACGGAACTGCATGTTCTATGGGAGATTATACATTAGCAGATGGCACCGAGATTTCATTAGACGAGAACGGAATTATCGTTGAAATGGAAGCACCTGAAGCAGAAATGATGCCTGATGCAGAACCTGCTGAAGAAGCACCTGCGGATATGGCAAAAGATTATGAAAAAAAGATGAAGGAATATGCTGAACAATTTGAAGCACAGGTTGCACAATTGAAAGCAGACAAAGAATCATCTGATAAAAAGGTTGCTGAATTAGAAGCAAAGGTTAAACAAGGATTTGCACAAGTAGCTGAATTAGTAGAGGCACTTACAAAGACACCTAACGCAGACCCAATTCAAAAACCAAATGGATTCAATGAATTTGTATCAACAAATGATATTAAAGAAAAAAGAATCGCAAGATTTAGAAACGCAATTTTAAACACTAAAAATTAATAACAATGGCATTTAATGTATCAGCATTAGCAGACTATACAGAACAAAACGCAGACCTTTTGGTTACTTCTTCTGTATTAGGCGCAAAAACTGCAACTTTAATCAAAAGTGCAGGTAACGTGATGGTTGGAGTAAAATCCGCAGAAACTATCAATATTATGGACACAGATGCAATCTTCCAATCAGGAGGTTCTTGTGGTTTTACTGCATCAGGTTCAACAACTTTTACTCAAAGAACAGTAACAGTTGGTAAAATCAAAGTAAACGAAGCACTTTGTCCTAAAGACTTAGAAGCTAAGTACTTACAAAAGGCTTTACCTACAGGTTCAATGTATGATTCTATTCCTTTTGAGCAAGAATTTGCTACAAAGAAGGCTGATAGAATTGCTTCTCAATTAGAGAAAACAATTTGGCAAGGAGATACAACTTCAGTAGACGTAAACTTAAACAAGTTTGATGGTTTAGTTAAGTTGATTGGTGCGGCTTCAGGTGTTGTAGCGGCTAACGCTTCTACTTACATTAGTGGTGCTCCATTAAGTTCTATTACTGCAGCGAATGTAGTTTCTATCTTTGATGGTATCTACCAAGCAATTCCTGCACAAGTAGTTTCTGCTGATGATATGACTATCTTCTGCGGTCAAGACTTATTCCGTACTTACACTATCGCATTGAAGAATGCAAATATGTTCCACTATTCTTTAGATGTTAAATCTGATAGTGAGTTCGTATTACCAGGTACTACTATCAAAGTTGTAGCAGTACAAGGTTTGAATGGTACTAACAAGGCTTACGCTTTACGTTTAAGCAACATGTTCTTAGGAACTGACTTGTTAAACGAAGAAGAGAAGTTTGAAATCTTCTACGCTAAAGAAGCTGACCAAGTTCGTTTCGTAGCTGAATTCAAAATGGGTGTGAATATCGCTTTCCCTGATGAGATTGTGAAATTCGTATTAGCATAATTTACAGGGGAGTGAAATACCTCCCCTTTTTTTAAAAATATTAAATTAATTAACAATGGCGTGCGCATTAACACAAGGATATACTTTAGATTGCCGAGATAGTTTAGGTGGTATCGTTGAAGTGTATTTTACTGAAGCCGCAAACGTAACAACTTCAACCGAAGCAAGTGGTGTAATTACTGCTTTGACTAAGGCTACAGGTAAGCGTTTTTGGAAATATGCTTTAGTGAAAGATACATCAATGTTTAACCAAACTATAACTGCTTCGGTAGCTAATGGTACTGTATTCTACACACAAGAATTACAAATAATTCTTAATAAGTTGCAAACTAATACAAGAAACGAAATCTTGTTATTAGCACAAAATAGCCTAGTTGCTGTTGTA